AGTGGTGGTTGTTACCGGAGTTGAGACCGGGGATTCTGCGAAAATGTCGTCAAATATCGAATTCATGCGGCTATACTCACAATCTTGTTTTTCTTGGCTTCCCTCGCCGTAGTCATGCGCTTTGCATGTTCGACACGGCGGGCGCGTTCAGCTTCGGACAGCTTCATCTTGCGCCGTTTTTTCGCTTTGGGAGACCGTTTCGGTTTGGTAGCAGGGGTCGGAATCGAACCGACGATCTTTTGGGTATGGGCCAAACGACTTACCTCTTGTCCACCCTGCAATTCTAAATCTGTTTCGGCCTCAATCGGTGCCGGGTTGGCGAACAACTCCGCAATAATGGTTCTGTCGGTCGGCGCATCAATCTCCCCGGCGACAACCATCTTGGCCAGCGACCCATCCTTGCAGCCATGAACGAGATAGTGCCTTGGCTGGATCGGATCGGACTTGCCGCTATGGACAATGCCTCCTGGTCGTTGATTGATATCACACGTGAAAATGCCATTCTCCCACCGATAGTTGGTAGAGTGCCAGTTGAAGACCATAAAGTCGCTTGCATCTTTGCACTGGTTTATCATCTCCCATCGAAGATGGATGTCCCAAGGCACTCCGATACGGGAGATTTCCTGAATGAGAGTGGATCGTTCGATGAAATTGGCTGGATACACCCCAGATCCGTTCATGACGGAACCGCTTTGAACCCATGCCCCCATGCGGTTTTCCGTGTGGGGAGCCAGACGGCCCATGAAATCTAGTCCTTGAGCAACCCCTGATCGGTATTCGCTCTCCACCATGTCCTGCCACCCAGATCGAATCGGAGTGTGGTCAAGTTCCAGATAGAAAAACGGTTCATGTCGTTCCATGGCCAACGATGCCGCCTTGTAAAAGTATCGGTTGCAGGCTTGCGGCCATCCTTCGGCGCACTCGAATGCAAACACATCTTTTTCAACCGTTGCGCCCATGATTTTCAGCCGGGAGGCTAAGAAATCAACGTGGTCTCCGGAGCGGCGGTCGCCAATGACTAGGCACTTGCGGCCATCCATACCGCCAAGATGCTTGATGGCGTCACAAAACGGATCAATCAGATGCGCGTCAGAAACAGATACGGGAAAGATGTAAATCATTCGAGAAAACAAAGAACTACCCGCTCTCTTTGTCTATTGCAAGCAATTTGCAACAAAGAATCGAAAAAAGTTCTCAAGCCGCGAAAAGAACCCTTGCTCCTGACTGTGACGAAGACCGGAACCCGTCTTCGGGAAGATCCCTTTCGATGGTGTATTGCTTCCATTGAGAGATTTCTCCCGGCTTGTTCAGTCCCGCATGGAGAGCACTGAACCGAAACTTCTTCCGCACCAGATCAATCACAATGGCAAAGGCATCCGCCAAATCCGGCGATCTTCCATTGGTTCTCTTCTTCATGATATCCTTAGGCTCTGCCTTCAATCGGATCGTCCCCCCAGTGCCCATGACCTCGTAGCGACGTTCGCAGAGTTCCGCCGCCAGATCGGGGCCGATACCGCGAATCAGTCCGTTGCGGATCATCCATTTGCCACTGAACCAAAGCTCAGTTACCCGGTTGACGTACCGTTCCTTGGCTGGAGTTCTATCAGTGTCGGATACAGGTAGCTCAGACGGTGTTTCATGGAAGCGGATTCCATGAATGTCTCGGGACCAAAGAAGATCCATCCATCCCCGGTACGGAATGCCTCCCCCAGATGCGTCGTATCCTGTGTTGTGCGGAAGAACCCCTCTTGATTCGCAAGCTCTCCGCCAGTTCATGACAATTTGAACCTCGCGGGGGTTGGTTTTGTCCATGATGTCCTCATTGATGGGAAGGTATTCATCGAAGCAAAGGCAGACTCCTCCGATCTTGAGTCGGCCAAACCGGGCGAAGTAGGACATGCAACGGTCGCCGCCGTTCACAAGTCCAAGATCCAGCCCGGATAATCCGATGGGCGTTCCGTCCCAATCCTCGTCCGGCACTGACTTGTCTGCACCGTAAAGAACGATTTCGGAGGATGAATAGATTCCGCTGGCAATATCGCTAGGAGGCCAGAACCCCCTCCACTCCGTCCAGAAAGCCAAAGTATTCTCACCACCGCATCGCACGGCAGCGGATTCTTTCTGTTCTGTCCTTGGAAGGTAAGGGTAGAGCGTCTCCCCTGCTAAAATGTTGGGACTTTTGATTGCGTCAAAATGCAGTGCCAATCCACGTTCCGTTTCCCATATCTCGGAATCCACGTTGATCGACTGCCACCCGTCCTTTGGCTTGGCGAGTTCACTGAATGGGTCAAAGTAGTCCGCTGGATTCCCCAGTCCTATGACTTGAAAATTGGGAGCTTGGGAAAGGTTGGCAATTGCTGTTCGGATGGTCGCTTTCGATAGCAATGGAAGTTCGTCGAGAATCAATAGGACGTTCTCGGCATGGAGCCCCTTGATCTTCTCGCCAGCCTCTTTTTCCTTGCCTTTCTCTGCCGCGATAAGGTGAATTCCCATTCTTTTGGAAATCACTGTTCCATGCTCGTCTATTGGGTAAATAACGTGCATGGAGTCCACCATTTTACCGGGCAACGGGAATGCCGCCTTGGTCCAGAAGTCTCGGATATAGCCCCAAATCCGGCCCTCCGCTCCTTTGATTGTGGTGGAGCATACAATGACGAGAGTGTCTTTCGGAGACGCCAGAAAAACGGTGTTTGCCCACGGCCCACCATAGAAAACGCTCTTTCCGGATCCCGCGCAACCCGCTACCGCCAGGTAATCCGTCTTGCTGGCTGCATCGAGCATCGTCTCTGCCCATGGGTGCCAGTCGAATTTTTGGTTCTTGTTTTGCTGTCCCCAAGTGATTTCCGCGAAGTTGCGCCCGTGGATACGAATCTTTTCGGGATTCCGTTCTTTGCGACCATCTCCAAAGAGTCGGAGTTCGATCATGGGCGGGGTCCATTCCTTCGACCACATCATCCCATACGCGTAGGTATATCCGGGTGGAATTACCTCCCCGTTCGGTGCAATTCTCTTTGCTGCCATGCCCGTTAAGCTGCCTTGTAGATCAGTCCGCCAAAAGGCACGATCACCGTTCCTTGGCTGGCACTAATGAGAGTCAGTGACCCGACGACATCGCGGCCTTTCTGTCGGGACTCTGCGAAATAATCCGTCATGGCGGTCAATCCAATGTCAAGTTCCGCCTCGTAGTAGGTATCGCTCGCGCTGTATTGAACCTCTGTCCATGTCTCTTGGATGGCAAGGTTAGTATTGGGGCTCCACCTGTCGGCCCTGCGCACGATCATGCTCAAGTCAAAATCGGCCGGCAGTCCGACTAAAGCCTGATTCCGGTAAAAACGAATGCGCAGCAATGGACTTTCGCCAAGGATAAAACTCAGTGGGTCCATGGTCCGAGAGACCGTACCCGGCACAATGAATTTCGCGTGGGCGTCGAGAGAAACGGCAAGTTCCTGAAACATATTGCAACCAACTTGCAACAACAAATCGGAAATGAAAAGTTAAATCTTCCAGCAATGCGATGGATACTCGAAATTCCCCTTCACTTTCTTCAAGGATTCGAGTTCGACATGAACCTGGGCCGCGTTCGCGCACCCGCACACCCCGCACGACCGTAAATCCGCATCATGGGATGTCTCCAGCCTCCGCCCTTGGAAGGCCGCTGCAAACCGCATCAGCGCCCTTGCTACGCTTCCGGGGCACATTCCCATGCAACCCGGCACTTCGATGTTCTTCGGGCATCCTGAGCAAATTGCGGCACGTCTCTCCGCTTCCGTCTGATCGACCAGTCCCCCACCGGATGCGAGTATTCCGGTCAGGATGCCAAGAAAGTTCTTCACATCACCAGAACTGATTTTGTGAGGTTCTTGTAACTGGTCTTGGCAGATTCCGCCTCCCCAACCGTTTTGTTCGCACATCTCCGTATCCACCCGTTCCTGCCACCCTGGTGAAAGGTCCAGTTCGTAACGGGCTCGGTGGCGGGCAATTTCGTCCATGATGGCCGAATGGCTGATCGACCGAAACGCCTTCCCTGAATCTTGGTATCGAAACCCACCGGGCGGGGTCTTTTTTGGATTGGTCAGAGTGAACATAGAACAGGATGGAAATACGTGCTTGACTGCAACAGAGAACCATGTCACGCTTCTCCCATGAAAACTCTACTTTGTTCTTTGATCTTCATGGTGTCGGTATCGGTTGCCTCGGCTCAACAGTATCGGGTCGTGAATCGGGATAATACCATCAGTTCGGAGCAAGCGGAAGACATCATTTTTGAACAGGATCGCATTGCCGACGCACTGGAAAAGCTCGCCAAGCAGCAAAAAAAGGCTGCTGCGGAGGCTGCAACCGCTGAGATTATTCGGAAGATTGAAGCTGACCGTAAGGAGAGAGATGCAGATATGTCAAAGTACTTGGCTGAAAGGAAAGAGCGTCGGTTAAAGCGAGCCGAAAAGGACGATTGATTTCACGATTGCTTGACCGGAACGCCGCCCACGACCTTCCATTTATTATCGGCTGAATCTTGGTATTCCATGCCTTCTGTGAGCGGCTTTATGCTTCCATCAAGTACGACCACGTTCTTCCCATTGGCATCAGTAAACGTAGTTCCATTTGGCAGTAGTTTAGGTTGACCATTTTTCGTGATATAAATTCCATCTCCGCCATCAAAGACTACTTTATCGGGGTCGAATCTGTGAGCATTAAATGCTCCGATTTTCTGCGTGATCTTGTCTTGTTTTTCTGGATGAGTTGTTCCCACTAACTGCCTCTGTAATCCTTCGAGGATTCCGTCTGTCGTTCGTTGCCGTTGAATCATTGGTTCCAATTTCTTGGCGTCTTTGATTCTTCCATCCGGCTCCATCACTCCACCGTCAATCAAGTATTGGTCGCTGAACCCTCCGCTGTCCCTGAGTTGTTTCACCCGTTCTTGGAAGTTGCCCCAATAATCTCCTCGCTGACCAGCCTTATTTGGATCTTTGGAGCCTCCACGAAGCAAATCCATAGCGTGTTTCGTCCCAACTGGATCCTTGCCACGCAGATCATCCAACCTCTCGGCCACTACGTTGAATTTCTTCTCACCAGATTCGGTTAAGGTTTTTCCGTAATACTTGGAAATCACGGCGATTCGTTCCCAATCCGTTTTAGTCTTCGCCAGTTCTAGGGAAAGAGCCTCCGTGTTTAATCTGGCGTTTTCCTTTTCCTTATATGTGATTTCCTGATCTTTGGTTCTGGATTTATTTTCCGCGTCTTTCGCTGTCCTTTGAGTGCCCCAATTTTCTATCGCCATCCTCCATGCCTCATCTGATGTTTCTTTTTCCGCAACCTTCTGTTGCGCGTACTGCATGGTGTCTTCGCCTCCAAATCTTTCCACCTCGGCGTTGTGCGCCTCCTGCATTTTTCTTCCTTCATCAGTGAGAAGGCCGCGAGGATGGTTTTTGAATACTTCTTTGGCTTCCCATGGGTTCTTAGTCTGAGCCATGTCCCTCTTCAATGATACAAGATCGTCCCGGTTTGCTTGAAGATCGTCTCGGTTTGCTTGAAGATCGTCTCGGTTTGCTTGATAGTCAGACTCTTCTCGGTGAATACGACGGAGATTTGCAGCATTTATTGCTTGTTCCTGCGTTTGAGGAACAAATCCATTATATTGGGCAGCGTTCTGCAAGTCCTGAGAGTCCGAAAGCAACTGGTCACTGTCGAAAGATTCTCCTTTTACGATTCGCATGGCCATGTCTCGCGTCCGGTCATTGAGTTCCTTTGTGAATCCTGACGAACGGGATACGGCGGTTCCCATACGGTCGGAGCGGCCCCTGATCTTGTTCGGTACCATCCGGGATGCTCGGGAGTCAGCGGAGAACTTTTTCAGCAATCCAGACTGGATTTCGAGAGCTTTTTTCTCGTTCTCTTGATCGTTGCGGAAATCCTCGTAGGCCGATCCAAGCGGTCCAAGCCCATTATTTTCTCGACGGATATTCTCACGATTCTCCCATATTTTGTATTCAGGCATGTCGCCTAGACGCGATCCCTGTCCGCCGTTCGCTCGACCATCGGGATTGGCAAACGCCCGAGAAAGCCTTTGTTGCTTCGCGCCAGTCATTGCGTCCACGTTCACATTAACGGGGTTAATTCCTTCTGGCGGGGTTGCGTTCTCATCCTGCGGAGTCAGGTTTGATCTATTAAAATTAATAATACTCGCAACGCTATCTTCGCCGCGACTACGTTTACGGTTTTCCCAATAGTCATCTTTTCGTGTGGGTGGTGGATTGTAGGCCATTTTACATCATTGCTCCAATTTTAGGTTGCCTGCCACCGTCAAAGTCAAAGACTACTGGCGCATTCGCTCCCCCTCGTTCCCGTGCCAGTTCCGCATTGAGGATGCCGAATGCCTTGGCCCAATACGCCTCGCCTCGTTCCGGTTCGCTCTCAAGATCAAAGTTCCGTGCCATGAGTCCCATTTCGATGGCGTTCCCGTTGTCTGGTAGAAGCATGTCCATCTCTGAGGCCAGCGGGACGAATTGCAACTTGCAAATTGCGTTCATGGTTTCGGATGCGCCAATGGTTCCGACCTTGTATCGACGATACTGCGGGGCTTCTTCCCCTGGCTCATAGACGGCAATCAGGGTTTCGTCGGTGGCATCATCGGGATCAACTGTCCAAATCTCCACGTAATCATGCGTCACCGGCTTGGAGAACCCCTCAAAGGCGGCAAAGGTTGCTGTGGTGTCTTTGGTTCCTGCGACAAGAGTCAGAACCTCACCATTGACCGGGTGGGTGGCTTGCGCGTCAGTACTGTAAATCCTCCGCCCGTCCGAAGTGGTGCCTTGAAGAGTCACTTCGATAGTGGCGTCCCCTGCTCCAAGCGCCTTTACCCGGAGCTTTCGAGGTTCCGCGAAATCCCGGAAGGAACAAAACCGACTGCCTTGATCAAAAATTCCTCCAATAGCCTTGTCCGCTTCCCGGAATCCCAACCCAAATTGCAACCACTCGAACCATTGATTCCGAATCCGCATCGGGGAAGTGTTTTTCCGAAAGAACATCATGCTCTGACACTGGCGAGGAAGGGTTACGATTCCATCATAGGCGGTCAAAGCAATCTCCACGAAGCAGGCTTTCCACAACCCTTTGGTCTGGAACTGCTCCAGAACGCCGTTCAGGTTTGTCAGAACCTCCGCGTCGTATGGATCGCCTGATTTTGCGCTCAAACGGGCAAACCGTTGCCGTGCTGTCTTCAGGGTCATCATGGATTAGTATTGTGGGAGGGGCGGCTTTTTGCCGTTTACAAGATAATTTCCAGCATCAATAAAATTCGGAACGCCTCTCTTTTTCGGAACTGGCTGGCCGGAAAGTGACGCGAAGCCATCCGTTACCGGATCGTTTTCTTGGTTCCCAGCGGGAAGCATCGGTCCCGGTGCCTGTCCGGGAGGCGCTGCCAAGGATGCCACGGAATCGCCCAAGAGGGGATCGTTGTTCGGCGGGAGGTTGTAGGACTGAGACAGGTTCGGCCTCTGCTCCCCTGTGGTCATGGACTGGTTTGATGCCGCCGCGTCGGCCCGCATCTGTGCCGATGGTGCCAGTCCAAGGCGGTCAGGAGTCGTTCGGGCTGAGAGTGAACCTGGCCCAACTCCAGGAGCGGTACGGGAAGCGAGGGTTCCCCCAAGGTTGTCAGGAGTCGTTCGGGCTGAGAGTGAACCTGGCCCAACTCCAGGAGCGGTACGGGAAGCGAGGGTTCCCCCAAGGTTGTCAGGAGTCGTTCGGGAGGCCATGGACGGCCCCGCGAACGGGTTCACCGGTGCCGCCGGGGTGGCGCGTGCGTTGATGCGGACGCTATCGCCTCGATCCCGTGCTGCGGTTCGATCATCCCGACGTGCCCGAGCCGCCAATACTGAATCTGGTAATGCCATGGTCTCTCTTTATTGCAAACGGTTTGCATTTGCAACAAAAAAGTTTCCTCACCCCGCCACGATTTTCGCATTAACCGACGATGGTGTGGTGTTGGTGTTGTTGATTTTCAAGCGGAGGAAGCTCGCCCTCTCTGGGATGTTGATCACCTGTACGTTGTTGTCCATGTCGGCGATGGCAGCACTTCCGGCAATCGGATAGCCGGTCACCGTGGCGATGTCGTAGCTCGTCACCATTGCGGTTGTGACATTTTCGCTTTGGAGGTAAAGCGATGCTCCCCGGCCTAGGACCGCAATCCAGTCGCTCACAAATGGCAGCAAGGCGGGCAGGAGTTCGAGGGTCAAGCCCTCGTCGTCGAGCGTGATGGCGTTTGCCGCGAGGGTGTTGCCCGTTTGGATCGAGGCCAGCAAGGTGCCGTCCGTGCCACCAATGGGGACTTGCAGGGAAAAGGCGGCGGCCGATTGCGCATAGGACCACGCCAAGGAGCGCTCCACTGCGAGGAGATCCGTGGTGGTAAGGATCGTCCCGCTGATGGCAGTGATGTCTTGGTAGGGGTTCGCCACGGTGCCAGTGCCGTAGAGGGTGCCTTCACCGGTGCCGTCCCCGCGCACGGCGTCGCCATCGCGGATGGCTCGGCGCAGGTTGACCATGCTGGCGGTGGCGTCGGCTCCGAGGGCTACCTGATACGCGGCATCCGCCGTGCCAGCGGCGACTACTGTGATTGCCCCCACGGCGTCGCCGGGGCCGTCCGTGACGGTCATTACACCGAGAATCTCGTAATCAATCGTGATGGTCGCCACTGCGACCGTGGAAGCGAGGTTGGTCACTGCCTCGATTACCGCCTCCGTCGCGGTTGCCACCACGGTATCGGCATCCCCCGTTGCGATGCTGATCATGGACAGTCCGCCGCCGGGGTCTGCGGGAATGCCTGTTCCGGCCGCGTCAATATCGTACCAAAAGCGGCGGGTGCTCCCGGAGAGCGCAATGTCAAAATAATCTCCCTGGGTGAGCCCCGCTGTGGCGTAGCAAACTACCGTGCTGCTACCCCTTGCCCGAAACGTATAGGCTTGGGTGAACCCTGTCAGTCCAATGGTGAGGGTTCCCCCCTCTGCTGGCTGGGTGAGGGCGAGGATGCGCCCATTGCCAGCGGTGCCAGTGCCGTAAATCGAGACCGTTCCGGCTTGGGCGGCGCTCAGGGTCGCAAAGCTCAGGCTGGAGAAGATCCCGGCAAACAGGAGTTCGCGCTGGCCAGTGAGGGCGAGCGTCTCCGCTGTCGGGGTTCCGCTGACGGGGCCGGTGAGGATGAGGTTGCCGGTGTCGGCGGCGTCCCCGCTCCGGGCGTAGAATCCCCCGGCGGTGGCGGGCGTGGCGAGGATCGGGTTGGTGGGCGCGAGGGCGAAGGTCTGGATCATGGATTTAGGAATAGGTTTGGGTTTGCGGCTTACATGGGGCGCATCCTTTCTTGCGGAAGGTCACGCGAAATTGTTTTTGCTGGTTGCAGGTCAGGCATTGGCCGAGGTAAGGGGTTCCGTTGAAGTTGTTGATGGCACAGAGTCGGCGTCCGGTGTCTTTGCCGGGTGGCTGGGATTGGTGCGGGCAGGTCATGAGACGATGAAATAAACCCAGTAACCTGTGGTATCTTCGGGATACTGTCCAACAGGACTATTAAGAAACGGCTCTTTAGCAGCAAACAAAGCATCAAACATAGGTTCACCCGAAGGATATTCATAACTGCCAGAAAAGACTGCATAATTACAATCCCAACTATCCGGGAAAGGAGAACCAGAATAATTTAATGAAACCCAAGTATCTTCTGGTCCAGAACGCTCACTTATCCAGCCACACAAAAAATATCGCGTGACCGTGAAAGTATCTATCAAGCTATCATCATGAGTATTATAAACGCTTACTGAATAAGTTGCCTCAAACTGATCTTCTACCGCGTCATCTCCAACCGTGAATTTCCCGTCACCCCGGATCAAACAGTCAAACACTGTTCGCACCGTTACATCATCAGTCGTTATATACTTCGCCCACGTGTCAGTTTCAAAAATCACTCCGTTGGTCGTGTCGCCGTAGCTAGTGCCGGATCGCGAGAGGCTGCCGACGCCGAGAAGGGTGATTGCGTCAGGCAAATCCGCTGCAACTAAGTCACCAGCGGCCAAAGCTGTCGCAGAATACATACAGCAATCTGGCTCACAGCAACACGGATCGGTCGCGCTATCCTTTGGAACTCCAGCAAGTCTTTTCATATTACGGGGGTGGGATTATCTCCCCTACGCAACGCAGGATGCTTCCGTCGCAGAGTTCTACATCTACCGTTTCAACTTGTGCTACAGGAGAAGAATCCATGTCTAACGCCGCTGAAAAAGGCAAACCTTCTAGGCTAATATGAGCCGATTCCTTTACCGTAGGCTCTGAATTAGCCCCGACCGGAACAGCTTGTTCAACAGGTTTGTTGTCTTGTGCGGCTCTTTTTGCCTCGCGCACCGCTTTTTTCTGTTCTTGTGCTACATAACGCTGAACCCGACGAAAACTTAGCGCGCTTCCACTTTTGAAATTTCCATCTCGGTCAATCTCGAACTTCCCCGCTTCCCTACGCATCGCGCGTTCGTTTCCACCGCCACGAGATTTTGATTTAGCTCGTTCAGCACTATTTGATTTTAACTCATTAAAATAATCTTCGCTCATATTAAGAAGTAAAAGCAGAGGTGATGTCAACAGTGACTGCTGTAACTCGCACAAGTCCGTGTGCGTAAGGAGAAACGTCCGCACGCACCAAAACCTTTCCGTTAGGAAAAACGGCGGGGGATGTTGGAGTCAAATGCGAAGGAACTACTGTTCCTTCAATCGAAACGTCCGCCCGTCGTGTTTCTCCAAGCGAAGTGCGGCAAATTGCCGAAGCCGTAGCAGTTGGAATGCCTATTTCGCTTAGGTTAATTGCTCCGTGAAGTGTTGGGGGTAAATCCCATACGCGTATATCAATCGAACCGCGACGACTTTCTCCGTCTCCAAGAATTCTCAGAGCGGAATACGGTTTTAATCCATAAAACGCTACGGTGTCTTGAGTTTTTTGCGACACTCTAACCTGTTTTTGCCCTCCAGTTACGATTAACTGTTCCGTTTCTTGGCGAAAAACAGGCCACGCTACTGCTCCTACTTTCGTAAGAACTGCTGCATCAGTCACATTCGCGCCATCCAAGAAAAAAATGTTATATGTAGACGGAACTGGCCCTTGGTAACCTTTTTTAATTTTCGCACTAATAGCCCCACCAACGCCTGCACTAGCTTCCGCCGAGGAAGAGACAATTGGACCGAAATATCCCGACGACGCGTTACCCGTTGGTTTTCCACTAGTTTGATAATCTGTTCCGTCTCCCTCATCTGTTGACCAAATAACTGTTGCTGAAATAAGTTGATCGGGCAACGAAATGTTTTCTCTGCCCGGAATTTGCCAAAGAACTGCTAACAAAGCGGTGCGAATTGCCGCTTCATCGTTGCTACGCACTAAAGCCCAAGCGTCTGAAAGAGGCGTAATTCTTTTATTTGCGTCTCCGATTGGACCCGGTGCGGCCACAACCGCTTCAGTATACGGCATCGCAATTCCCGTAAGATCGTCAAAATCCTGCCCCGCCAGCGTCGGCAGCACGCCATTATCACGCACTGTAACCGAGGTTTCTTTGACAAATTCAGAAATTCTCTGCTCCGATGCTTGCAAATCGTTTGTTCCCAGCGTCGGCATTGTCGCCGTAGTTCCAGCAACTCTTTGCTGAGTCGTCTGGGAAGAAACACTCGCACGAAAAGCTTCTGGAATGACATCGGGTTTTTGCGCGGAAACTTGCTTCGAGTCAAAAACCAAAGGAACTTCGGACGTTTGCTCAGAGATCGTAACTGCGTTAATTTGCTCCGCGATCACCTCCTTGATTGCGCTCGGGGAGGGAGCCGTGTATCCACTGGCTTTTTTAAGCTGGCGGGTTTTAGTCACAACCTGCCTTTCCGCATTCGTGGCAGAATCAACAAGCAAAACGCCTGGGGCAGTCCACACTTCCACCGAACGCTGTAAGACCTTATCGTTGAGTGGTGAATACTTCGTTTCTGTAATGACTCCGGCGGTTTCCGTGAGGGTTCCAGCTTCATTACCAACTTTTACGATCAAAGTTACGGTTTGTCGAACTGGCCCACGGGTTTCATCGTAAACGTCTGTGACTTTTGCTAGGGCAGTTGCGACATCCCACACTTCCACCGAACGCTGCAAAAGAAATTCATTGAACGGAACAAATTCTGTCTCGGTGATGACGCCCCCGGATTCGATCAGAGTCCCCGCTTCGATGCCGGTTTTTACAACAAGCTGAGTTGTCGTTTGCACGGGGCCACGCGCTTCATCATAAATATCCGAAACACCAATGGGATAAGCCGGGTTGACCGCTCCTCCGGTGCCGTCACTGTAGATCTCTTCGATCTCCCAAGAGACGTAGGATGATCCTTCCCTCGCCTCATAGGTTGTTTTCCCTGTGCTTGTCAGTGATGCCGTCTGCCCAGTATTGACGACCGCCCGCCGTCGCCCCTGGATCGGTCCCAAGTTGTCATCGTATCGCGTGAACGGGAGCCAAGGACCGGGGAGGGTCTCGTACGCTCGCGCTGCCACCACGTAGAGGTTCTTGACGTTCGGCTCTTCGGAATCCCGCATCTCCTCCGCTACCAGAACGCATGGAAGGGCATCTGTGCCGGGAAATAATGGGTCGATGGACAGCTTGGCAAGAGGCGAGTAATTTTTCCTCGGGGTCAGATACGCCCGCAGGTAAATCGGATGATCGTTGCTCTCGGCAGAAAACTTGATCGAGTAATTGTAATCGTCCTGACCAATTCGATCTGTGGCATAAACGCGACGAATCCACCCTGGCTTGTCCTCCATCGGTTCCTGCACGGTGAGCCGGTGCGCGGGGAATAGTCTTGTGTTGGGATGCGGTTTCCCAATTCCTTCTGGATACCTTTGAGAATTCAGTTTGCTCTGCGCGATCTCCACAACCTCCATGTTGCGGATGTCCGGCGTCGGAAATACTTCCAAATGTTCCTGTGTGGATTGCGCTGGCGATGCCATATTGCAATCACTTTGCAATAGTCGGACATCAAAAAGCAAGTCAAATCCGCGTTGCCATCACCTTGTCGTCCACAAATGGAAGGAATTTCTTCAACTGCGCTGGCCACTTGTCATTGAACTGCAACCGCTTCCATCCGTCCACCGCTCCCGGATACCCGTAGAAATCCTCTTTGTATCTCACCTGGGCCTCGGTGGCGTAGGCGAAATGATCAAACGTCATTCCAAGTTTATGAGTGAAGGCTTTCCCCATAAGTGCTCCTTTATGCGGGAATACTGGCGGTTCGTGGCGTGAGAAGAATCTTCCTTTTCCATCTCTCCATGCTCGAACCCATTCATACGAGTTATTGCCAAAGCAGTTCTGGCCAACTGTGATGATGTCCGGTCCCACGAAATAGCGGCAATCGAACTGTGCCTCCCCAGCGTAGGAGTGCTCTTTGAATAATTGGACCACAATTTCCAATTTCGGAGCAGTCCATATCTCGTCTGCGTCGATCTCCATGAGAACCCCGGTGCGAGGAAGATGTTCCAATGCCGCGTTTATCATCGTCACCTTGCCCGGCCATGATGGTTTCTGAACAATCGAGATATTCGGATGCCCCTTCAAGGTTTCCAGATACTCGGTGGTGCCGTCTTTGCTCAGGCGCGGCTTCTGGGGCCGACACCATGCCGTGCATCCGATATTCTCAGATGCCCCCTCCACTATCGACCAGTGCCAAGGGATCGTCAGTCCCTCAAAGATCGACAAGTGCCGCTCGATGCACGGCTCTGCATCAAGGGCTATCGTGAAGATGGATAGCATCTGGCTCTTGATCTGTTTCGAGAGTCTTGGTCGTCATTTGCTCTATCTGGTCGGTGCAGATGATGTAGCCCTTGTTCAGCGCGGCCATAAACCAGTACTCTGCCTTGGTCTGGATGGCTTCCTTTTCCTCTTGGCTCAACGGATGGTTTTGTTCAAGAACGATGTCTTGAATGTACGCAATTAGGTCATTGGCCGGGGCTTCGGGGGTCAGGTCTCGGAGGATTTGTTTTTCTTCGGTTGTCATAATTTGCCTTTTTGTTTCAGGGTTTCGAGTTCTTCGTCAGTTAATTTTTGCGCGTAAAATACCTCGTCATCGTAGGGGATCGGTCGTTCCCTGTCACAGCCAAAGCTCAGGCGGCGGATGCGGTCTCCGAACTGGTCTTCGAGCTTTTGGAATTTTGCTTCCGGCAGGTTCGTGACATCGTTGTCCGTTCCCATCCCAAGGTAGGCGGATACCATCTCTGGGATGAACGAGTGCCGGACCAGAACAAGGGACTGGGAACATGGCATAAATGGGGCGGTTTTCATCTTGTGCCCAAATACCATATCACCGTCTCCCATGTCGGCATAGGTCCGTTCCACCCATGGACCAAAGGCAAGGCAGTCTTGCTCAAGCCAAATATAGTCTGTCTCGTTCTGGTATGCGATCATTGCTCCTGTCAGAAACGCCATAGACCATCCACAGAACTTATTCTTTTTTTCCCCTGAAATTAACTGTCCAACGTGCCCGTTGTTTCCCTGGAGAACAATTTGTTCGTATTTCATCAAAATTAAAGCACGAGACTCACACGCCAACATGTTGTCTCGATTTTTCTCATCGAAACGGATTCGGGAATTATTTACGCCAATGATGATGCGGATGGTTGGCTTTGGATTCGCGTATCTCTCAAATATCCTCGCCCATCTCGAAACAAACTCATCATTCTCCGGGTCGGGATGGTAGTAGCCGGAGCCAAGGAGGTATCTCACGGTGCCCTCCTGTCCACGGCGCGGCAGATGGAAATCAGCCTGTTCACATCGTCCGCGCTTTGTCCCTCTGTCATCATCATGGCAGCATGAATGATCCCGTCACAGAACTCCATGTCGTAGTGTATTTTGATGTCAGCCGCAGGCAACCATTTTTCCAAAAGTCTATCGTAAAATTCACTGGCGGCCTCTCGGATTTCCTCGCCGCTGCCAACTCCCGGCATTCCGAATGCGCTCTTGATCCAAGAATCAATCGCCCCCTCCTTCTCCCGATATTGGAAAATCACGCGCTCGCATCCAAATTGCTCCGGGGTGGCGGTCAAATCAAAATCGTGGCATTTGATCAAACCATGATACTCCATGGCCGGCTCCAAGTGGGAGTCCACGGTTTTCAGCGCATGGGAACCAAAGTACGCCCGGAGGATGTCCATGGTCAAATGCGTTCCGCTGCGCGGGAATGAAGCCAGCAATGTCCGGCGTATAATCATGGGACCCATGATCCCTCCCATGTGTGTTCGGCCAGTGTCGCCGGGGTGATTTTCCTGTCTTCTTTTGGTCCATCGTAATGGTATGGATAGATGGTCTCGGTTGGCACAATGGTTAAACCGTCGCGGGGGGCATTGGTAGCGTTGTACACTCCCCATTCAGGGGTGTTCCCCTCCCATTCATTCATGTGGTCCAGTTGCCATTGAATCCATGGATGTTTTGGTTCGGCTCCCATGAAGGCGTTGCAGATGCGGGTATCATCCTGAAACGCGGCCACGGCATGATGTTTCAATAAAGAATCAAGTGGGCGGTGGCAAATAAAGTCCAGGTCGAAATAAAGTCCACCGTGCTTATAAAGTGCCGCCAGCCTCACTGCATTCGAGACTCCCGCATGTTTAGGAAAGAGACGCTGTAATTCGTTCAAATTCACATTGAGATCTCGATCTATGTTGGTCTCATTCCAGATCATTATTGCAAACTCTGGATTGTGGTGCCGGAATAAATCTATGGATTTTCCGTGAATTGTAGGAAGGGTGTCGCCAATCCATACGAAATTAAGCAGTTTCGGTATCATAGCATTTTGAACATGGCTGTTGGCCAGTCTTCATTACTGATTTCCGCAAGCCTCCAGTCAGAATGAGCGCAAAAGGTGTTCGCTGCTCGAACCACATCAAATCCCATTTCTCTGGTTGCCTCAGTGTCGAGGTAATCATGGATGAGTAAAACCTTGGCCACGCAAGACCATGCCACAAGATCATCATAAACGCTGGAATAGGTGTGCATGGCGTCAAGAAACACGAAGTCGAGAGAATCTGTTCCCATACTCGCCGCCACATCTAAAGAAAGTCCTTTCCTCACAATGATCCTTGGCTCCCGTTCAAACCTTGTTCGTACAAATCGCTCTCGCTCATCCTGTCCCCCTTGATCCACATTTGCCGGGTCCAATTCGTAGGCTCCCGGAAAGTGGGTCCATGCGTCGATAACGTGGAGGGTTTTCAGTGTTGGAATCTGCATCAGTTCTGAAGCAAAGTCGCCGCGCAACGTCCCCACCTCTGCACCGGAGGTTGGATGGAGGCTGGAAATCATATCGAACCTTGTCATTTTGTGGCGATAAGTCGGCAGCTTTCAAGGCGGTCAAGTTCCTCGCCAATCGTTTTGTGGTGATGATCTAAATCGGGATCGAATTCCGATAAATTCGCATTCCGAAATCCGGCGGCGTAGAGCAAGGTTTTAAGTAAGCTGAGGTTATACGTGCAAAGGTGTCCGTGATTCATGGCTAGGTCGCGAATATGCTCCACCGTAAGATGCGGACCAATAGCTGGAACCGAAAGCCTCAG